CCATCGTCGGAACTATCCCCATCGTCGGAACTATCCCCATCGTCGGAACTATCCCCGTCGGAAATATCTTCCGAAGTAAGCGCGTTAATGTACTCTGCCTTTGTCCGGCAAGAGCTTACATCGAGCCCCATTTCCTCCGCAAGAGCCTTGAGAGCGGGATTCGTCATTTTCTTGAGCTGCGCCTCGTCGGGAAAGCTCGCTTTTTCGCCCTCTGCGCCGTTTTTGCTCTCAGTGGTGTTCTCGCCTGCCGAAAGTGTGTAGTCGGCTGCACACGTTGTTGCAACTGCTGACAGCGCCACACCAAGCCCGATAAGACGCGCGCCCTCCGCATCGGGGACTTCTATAGCGGGGTCTCCCGCCCTGATAAGTCTGAGCGGCTTTCTGCGTTCGGGGCGATATCCGTAAGCGCCGCGTATAATTTTGATAAGCATTTTACGCTCCTTTCTGCTGTAACTCAGCTTACGACGTCGGCGGCGTAGATGTACGGGCAGTAATTCTTCGGAGCAGCGAGCGGACGCGTGCCGACGCGGAGCTTGCGGGTGTCCTTATCCTGATCAACGAAGAACTTGGGGACGCGCTTTCCGACGTGGGTCGAGAAGTCGGAAGAGCCGAAGTCTATCTGCGTTATCTGACCGTACATCATATGTCCGCAGCCGGGAGCGGTCACCATTGCGCCCTTGGCGGGGAAATAGCTCTGCGTGGCGTTGGAATCATCGACGTAAGTTTCATCAACGGAAAATACGTTCAGGCGGTTTCCGCCGAAGTTGAGAGTCCCCATGAATACGACGCCGTCGTACTTGGTGAGCTGCTCGTTGATTGCGCCGAAGCCTATGCCGGAGTTGACGTTGAGAAGCTGGCGAAGCTTATCGTTATTGAAAACTGCGTCGGCCGCGTCCGAGCCAAGGATAAGGTCAACGGCAGGAAGTCCGCGGAGAGTGAGCAGACGGCACATTGCGCGAACGTCGCCGACAATGTCCGCGCTGTTTCCGTCCCACTCCGCGCCGGAGGAAATGGTGTAGGTATGCTCCGAGGCGGCGTCGAAGAACTTGATGTAGAGCGTCTCGCCCTGAGTGTTTGCGTCGATATACGACTGCATGGTGCAGGCGTTATTGAGCATGGTCTGCACTGCCATCCACTCTTCGCGGCGGGAAATGCGAAGATCGAGGTCAGTCATGTCCTGCTTGAGCAGCTTTGCTGCGCGCTTTGCGGGGCTGCTGCCGGCGTAAAGGGCCTCACCGAAGCCGCGCTGATTGAGGTCATCCTGCGTAAGGATGCGGGAAGGCGCGATAAAGGCGGGCGTATACTCGTTAATCGTGTAGCCGCGTCTGTCAACGGGGATGTCGCCCGCGCGGGAGTCAACGAAAGCCGCCATCTTGCGATCGCCCTTGCGGTACTCGGTCAGTACCTTATCTGCGGCGAAAATGTCGCCCTCGGCGGTCGGGAAATAACGGTCGCGGAAGAATGTCGCCTTCGGGACGACCTCGTCCATTATCGCGTCAAGGTAAAGGGTATCAAAGATATTCATTTCGGGTTCCCTCCTTAGTATTTAGCGGACGCGGTCTTGAATACGATACCGCGCTCGCGGAGCTTGTCTCTGTCTGCCTCCGTTACTGTGTAGCCGGTCGCCACAGTGAGCTTTGCGCCGTCAAAGCAGCCGGCAGTGTAAACGGCGGCCTTTGCATCCGCTGCCGTGCCGACGGTAACGTCGTCGCAGAGTATGCTGTCGGGTGTAAGGGTCTCATTCGTGTCCGCAGACGTGCCGAGGATAACAAGCTTTCCGTCGCCTGCGGTACCGGAGCTTTTTGCAAGGATAGTGCCGCGCACAAGCACAGCCTCTGTATCGAGCTTGCGGATGGTGCCGCCGCGAACCTGCACGGCGGGGATCACGTCGGTAACGAGGCCGTCAAATTCCATCGCTCCGGCAATGCCATAGAGATTTTTCATCTTTCGTTCCTCCTTAATTTTCGGCAAACATTGCCTTGACTTCGGCCTTCGCCTGTTCGCGTTTCGCTTCGGCGGTAGCCGGCGCGCCATCGGATGCGGGCGGCGTCGCCGTAACATCTGCCGCGCCAGAGGCAGCCGCGTCCTTATTGAGCGCCGCCATAAATGCGCCGCCCTCCTTTGCCGCCTTCTGCGCCGCACGGTAGGCCATCTCCTGTGCGGTGACGGGCGTTTCACCGTACTTGGCCTCGCGTACCTGCGAGGCGTCGAAAAGTCCTGCAACGTCGTCGATTGCTCTGAGACGGTCTCTCTCGGCGGCAACCGCCGCCCTGACCGCCTCGGAAGTGTCAACGGTACGCCTGGCCTCCGCCTCCACCTCTGCGATTTCGTTCGGGTACTTTTCTCTGAGTTCCTGAGCTGTCATAAGGTCATCTCCTCCTTCTTCGCCGGATTCTTCCGGCTGATTTTTTGATATATTCGTCTGAACCGCGCTGCTTTCCGTCGCGGTATCGACCGTGGGGATGTTATCCGGGGCGAAAAGCCCCGGCGCAAGAGGCAGGCGGCGTCCGCGAATGTAAAGGCTTCGCCCATCCGCGCTCGCCGCGATATTAACGGGCTCCGCGTCCTCGATGACCGTGTCCACGAAGCCCTTTTCAAAGGCTTCGCGTCCCGTCATATAGGTCGTGTCCGACATCATGTGCATAAGCACCGTGTCGGAGAGGCCCGTCTTTGCTTTGTAAATCTCGACCTGCATTTTGTCCCAGGCGTCATTCTGCCGCGCTGCCTCGCGCAGCTCGTCGGCGTTGTACGTCCCATAAAGCGCCGTCAGACACTTATGTATCATAATAAGGCTGGACGGGTTAGCCTTTACCATATCGCAAGCGCACATGATAAGACTTCCGCCGCTCATGGCAACGCCGTCAACTATGCAGGTGAGCTTCGTCCCGCCGCGCGCAAGGTCGCGCAGACGGTTGTGTATCGTATTCGATACCCCCGCGTCTCCGCCGTAAGAGTTCATTCGTATGGTTATGTCCTTACAGCCCGCGAGAGAGTCGAGGTCGGCAAGAAAGTCGTCGAGCGTGATGTACTGCCCCTCAACGGGCTCGTCTGTCCACCAGTCCACGGGGTGCTGCTCGACAATATCGCCGTACATGATTATCTCCGCGCTGTTGCCGTCCTTCGTCGCCATCGCATAGGCGGGGCGGCGAATATCAATCGTTTTCGATTTCACCTTCATCGTCTCCTTCGTCATTTTCTGCCGTAACGGCGTTTTCCGCCTTGCGGCTGTTTTCGAGGCTAAGCTGTTCGATGTTCGCGTGCCAGTCGCCCCCGCCAAGCTCTCTTGTTACCTGCTCGTGCGTCTTAAAACCGTTTTCCGTCATTATCACGGCGGACTTAACCTCCTTGAGCGGGTCGAGCTGACCCTGAACGGGGCCGATCCACTGCGCGCCGCACCACGCCGCGCGAATGAGCGGGTCAGAGAAAAAGCCGGGCGCTTTAATGCGTCCGAGCGCCACGGCCTCGCTCAGCCACAGCTCATACACGGGCTGGCAGAAGCTGTCCACGAACCACGCTCTGCGCATTCGGAAGGCCTCCCACGCTTCAAGCAGCGCCCCGCGGCTGGCTGAATAGGAGCTGTTGAACTCTTTTATCAGCACGTCATAGGGCAGCTCCAGCGCCGCCCCGATAAGTCGGCAGAGCGTTTTAATAAAAGCCTCAAAGCCCGCGTTCGGGATGTTCGGCTGTCCGAAGTGTACGCTTTCGCCCTCGGCAAGGTGCGTGACCGTGCCGGGACCCATCTCGTATTCATTCTCATCGCGGGAGACTTCCTCTTCGGGGTTATCCCCGGGAACACCGCCGCCCACCTCGTCAAACGGTATCTGCGAGGGGTCGCTTTTCGTTTCTATCCAAGCCGTAAAAAAGCTCTGTATGAGAGCCGCCATAAGCTCGCTTTCGGTGTAACGCCGAAGCTGCAAAAGCGGCTCTATCACCTGCGCGAGATACGGAACGCCTCTGTACTGCCCGGGACGCTCCGAGTCCGTAATGTGCAGGATGTTCGGCAGTCCCGTTTCCTCACCGTAGGCAAGCACGCGCGCCCACTGCGTATCTTCGGTGGCAGCCTGTCCGGGATAGGTTGAGCGGATGTGATAGGCAAGCACCCCGCCGCCCTCGTCCACCTCCACGCCGTCGTGTACGCGGTGCGTCGCGCCGGGCTGCCCCTCGGGGATAATGCCCTCGGTGATAACGTGGTGTCCGCCATAGTCAAGCGGCGTGCTTATCCTGTCCGCCTCCACAAGCTGCAGGCGCAACGAATAGGGGTTAAACCGCGTCGGCTCGCCGCGTTTTATTACGGCAAAAACATCTCCGCTCATAAGCCATGCTTTGAGAGCGAGCTGCTGCAGGCCCGCGAAGTTATTAAGGCGGCTTGCGTCGCAGGCTTCCTTCTTCTTTGCCCAGAGCCGCCATTCGGCTTCCGTCTTGCGCTGCCAGAGCTTGGCGTCCTCCGGCGATATGCGGAGTATGTCGCTGTCAACGGAAGATTTTAAAGTCAGCCCCGTACCGACAATCTTCGTGCGGTTCGTGTTTATCGCCGCCGCCGCAACGGGCGAGGCCATGTAAAGCATTCGCGAACGCTGCCGCAGCGTGGCGTTATTGAAGTCGATGTCGTCTACTGGGCTTGCGCTGTTTGGGATGAAGCCCGCAAGCGCACGGCGGGCAAAGCTTGCACCCGCCTCGCTGTAACCGCTCGCGAGCGGAGCGCTTCTGTTTCTCTCCAAGCTGCTTTCCTCCTGTTTGCTGTAATTTCCGCGTTTGTGCGCGCCCGCACGGACGCAAAAAAGCTGCCGCGCTCCGCAAGGAGCGCGGCTCTGTCGTCCCCGTTTACCGAGAACATTTATGTTCCTGCCTGTCTCAGACGCGGCAGTATTATATAGCCGGGGGCGGGGAGAAAGGAGCAAATCCCACGCCTCCGGCGGTAAAGCCCTTCCGAGCTTATACCCGAATGCAATTCAGTGCGTAAATAGCAAATGATTTACCAATCCCGCGGAATAACGCCGAACGCCTTTCGCGCCCTGTGTCCCGCGAGCCGCCTTTCCAACTCGTCAAGCGCGGCTTCCGCGCTCTCGATTTCGCGTTTCAGAGCGGGAATATCAAGCTTTGTAACCTGTCGGTCGTCTATCATGTACGATTTCGCCCCGCCGTCCACAAGCGCGAGATACGCCGCGCGAAGCTTTGTCAGCGCCGCCTTGCGGAAATCGATCCGCGCCTGCAGTTCAATCCTGTCTGCCATAGATAACACCTCACCAGCTATCGTAATATTTATTTGCCGCACTTCGTCGTTTTCTCTTCGGCACCGCGCTCTGCGTCGCCGCTGCCTCTGCGGGTACGGCAGGAACAATATTGCCCCTCGCTGCTTTCAGTCGCCTTGACAGCTCATCGAGACTCTTCGGCAGAACCTTGAACGCTGCAAGGGCGTAGTTCCTCACGTCCAGTCCTTCGTTGCGCTCGTGGCCGGGTATCTTCTCCCATACCCACGGCTGCTTACGGTCCGACTTGTATACAAGCTTCTCGGACAGAAGCTGACCGAAATAGGCGCTTCCGTAATCGTCCCGGCGCGGGAAATGGCAATACTTCGCGCCGGGTGTCTGAACCGAAAGCGCATCCATAATCATCTGCTTTCCCGCGTCAACGCCAAGCTGATACTGCCAGCATTCGCCGATGTACGTACCTCCGATAACGATTTTCATTTTTTTCGGAGGCGCTGTGAAGGGCTTATCCGGCCCCGCCATGCCCTTAATGCAAAAGACCTTCTTGCCTATGCGCTTATAGCACTGCTGGCGAACGTTCTGTGTGTAGTGTCCGCCCTCATCAACGAAGGTGCAGCTCACGGGCAGACCCACGCCGTCGACAAACCTGTAAACGTGCTCTATTACGTCGTCGAGCGCTGCCCACGTTGCGTCGACGTCGGGCTTGCCGTCTATGCGCCCATGCGCTATGCCCCAGGTCTCACCGAACATCCCATGTCCGACGACCTCGTACTCCAGTCGGTCGTCCTGCGTGTCCACCCCGCAGGTCAGAACGAGGACTCCCTCCGGCAGCTCGACCTCGCTGCCGTCCGGCCTGCGTCCGTAATCCTCGCGCCGCGCCATAAGCGTATCTTCATCCTGTATACCGCCTCTGTCCTCCCAGAGCAGCCCGAAACAGGTGTTATACACGACCTGCAGCTTCCGGCTGTCTCCGATTGCCTGCAAATACTTAAGAATTATGCTTTCCCAGCTCGCCCACGGCGAAACAAAGGCGTTCAGCCAGAAGGAGCGCACACCGTTAGCATAAGCGTCAGGGTTATCCGCCTCCCATCGCGAAGGAGCGTGCTTCATATCGTACTCGGAGCTTACGCAGGCACACTCCGGGCAGACGTATAATACAGATGTGACCGTGTGCGTCTTGCACCCGGCCACGATTTTTGTCTCATGCTCAAACCTGATGTCGTCAAAGCTTATTTCGTGATATTTGCCGCAGTGCGGACACTGCGTTTTCCATCGCTCCATTGTTCCCTCCGAAAAGGAGCCTTCAATGGCGCTCGCGCTTCTAACCGTCGGGGTCGATACCTCAACGGCCTTCGCGTTATAAAAGGTGGTCTGTCTTGCCATCGCAAGGCTCCACGGGTCGCCCTCGTTGCCGGCGCTCGTCGCCCAGCGGTCGCGCTCGTCGCCCAAAACGTAGCGTATCGGCTTGGAGGCAAGGGCGTGAGCCTCGGTTGAGCCGCAGAGCGTAAGAATTCCGCCGGGATAGGTTTTTTGGAGGATAGTATTGCCGCTGTCTCTGCTTTTTGGGCTTGCCACCTTCTCGGCGAGCGTCGGAGAGTCGCGCAGCATAGGCGCTATTCGCAGCTTGGAAAATTCCTTCGCGTCAATCGTTGTCGGATGGATGAAAAGAATCGAGCCGGGGTCTGCGTCGATGATGTACCCGATGATATTAAGCTCAGCCTCGGTCTTGCCTATCTGTGACGCGGCAACGAATACGATGCGCCGCACATTTGGGTCGGTAAAGCAGTCCATTATCTCGCGCAGATAAGGAGTGCGCGATGTGTGCCACTGTCCCGGTTCGGCAGAGGCCTCGCTTGACAGACGGCGGTATTTATCCGCCCACTCGGAAACGGTAAGTTCGTCGGGCGGGAGCATGGCGGCAACGATGGGGCTTACGCAGGCATTCAGGCGGCGGGCGCGCAGATGTGCAAGCTGGCGTTCCTTGCCGTCAGCCTTCGTCATCGTCGTCACCGCCTCCCTGCCAGTCCATGCGTTCCCTTACGTGCTCTGCGTATTTGTCGGGGTCGTATTTATATTGCGCAAGCTCCCGCATGACCTTGTAGACCTCGCTTTTAATGCATGCGGAGGCAGCGGCGGGAGTCTGCGCGGCGGCGGCGTCCATGGCAAGTCTCCCCGGCAGCGCCATAAGAGAGCTGCGTATCGTGTAGATAAGGTCAGACGTAAAAGCCTGAACGTCCTCGGCTCGGTGCATTGAGCCTTCCAGCTCGTCAACCTCGAGCTTTGCTTTTTTTGCCTTGGACATCTTCAAGGCGACCTCCGCTTTCTTCCGCTGAGAGTCCAGCTCGCGTTCCTGTGCAGATTTCGTGTCGCGTGAGATAAACGCGATATATCGGGCGACGCTCTCAGCAAGCGGAAGCTGCCCGCCCTCCGAGGTCAAGATGCCGTCCTGAACAAGCTGCCGCACTCGCCTCGCCGTCACGCCGAGCACCACTGCCATTTCAGTCGAATTCACCGTCGTATCCGGCGTAATCGCCTCTTTCATGTCCGCGGCCATCTCCTTTCCCCGTTCCATCCCGCGCCTTTCTCCGCGCCTCCATCTGTGCCTCTCCCCGCACCTCCATCCGCGCCTCCATCCGTGCCTCTCCCGGCACCTCTCTCCGCGTTCCGCCCCGCTCTCCATCCCGCGTTCTGTCACGCTCTCCATTCCGCGTTCTGTTCCGCGCCTCTTCCGCGCTCTCACCTGCACCGCCCACTGCCTCGGCTTTCCGCCTAATAACCGCGCCACAATGCCTCCCCGAAGGTAACAAAATGCCCCATTGGTAACGTAACGCCCCGAAGGTAACGTTATGCCCCGAAAGAAACGAAACGCCCCAATGGTAACGAAATGCCCCGAATTTCCCCTTATTAACTGACCGTTTTTTGGGGTCGACGAGCC